ATATGTATGCACTACTTATATATCTATATTTCTTATTATTCTTATACTTCTTTATATTCTTATCTTTCTTATATTCTTATATTGCTGTCACTTGCCTGTCACTTGCCTGTCACTTGCCTGTCAGATAGTCTGTCAGATAGTCTGTCACTCTGTGTATCTGTTGCTTGATATTTAGCGTAATTTACTATCGTTATAAGCCTTCCACACACTGTCAGTTCGTCTGTCACTTCGCCTGTCGATTTTAAGTGATTTAGTGCAGTGCGTACATTCCTGCATGTTAAGCCTGTATTTTTAGATAGCGATGGTAAGGATTCAAGAACTTGACCTTTTTTTATTTTGATTGTTCTAAATTCTTGTTCTTCATCCAGCCAACTAGCACGCAATAGCAGATAGTGCCACAAGTGCGCAGTATTAGGGTCTTTAAACCATCGCCAATTCAGTAGCGAACGATGTTCCTTAATCCATCCACTATCATTTCTACTCATACTTCACCTCTTAGAACGGTAAATCATCAGAACTCACTTCCACATTAGGAAGACAATCAAAGTCTGACATTTGCTGTGGTTTTTGTTCCTGTGTAGCTTGTGTTGGTTGTGGTTCATATGATGCTTGTTCTTGTGATTGTGCTGTTTGCTTACTGTGCAATAAGTTAACTGAGTTTGCTAATACTTCTGTTACATACACTCTCTGACCATCACGATCATAGTTACGTGTTTGGATTCTTCCTTCAACACCGACCGTATCACCTTTGTGTGCATACTTACCTAAGAAATCTGCACTTCCACGCCATGCTACACAGTTAATAAAGTCCGCTGATTGCTCGTTATTGTTCTTCTGCTCTTGCGATAAACGTCTATCACATGCAATCGTGAATGATGCAACGGATAGTCCGCTTTGCGTTTTTCTGAGTTCAATATCCTTAGTTAGTCTTCCGACCAAAACTACACTATTAATCATTGGTGACTCTCCTTATTTGCTTCTGATAATCTAATTACTACTCTAGGATTGTCATCATAAGCTTTATATACATACAGTTCTGTTACCTGCTTATCATCCAAGAATGCTACGCCATTTAAGCTATCAAGAATAATCTTGGCAATGTTATCGGAATCAGGTTTAACAGTTGGAAGCAGCTTGCACGCAATCGCATCACGCTGTTTTTGTTTTGAGAATGATTTTGGAATTGGGAAGTATGCAAGTATCTGAGCCTTTAATGCTGTATCAGTTGGCTCATATCCAATCGGCAATGATTCTTGTGTACAGAATCTAACTTTTCGCTCATAATCTGCAGTATCTTTTGGGGTATAAGTGAAACCACGCTTTGTAAAACGTGGTCTCCCTTTTCCCTTTGGCTCACCTGGAATTGTAATGATGATGTCATTCATGGATTTCACCTGTTTCATAATCGCTGATTGTAAATTGTCCTTCTGGTGCATCGCTTGTTGGAGTACGATCAAACGGTGCGGGCTGTGGTATAATTTTCCAATCTATTTTTAATTGCTCCTGTAATCTATAAATTAGTTGTAATTCGATTTTTAATTTTCGTGGTGCATATGGATCTTTATATTCAGACTTTGTGTCTTCTGTTAAGTCTTGTATAGCGTTATCAAGAATATTATTAATTTCAGATTGATTTGCTGATATTAAATCGTAAAATGTGACATTATCTATTTTCTTGTTAATTGTTATCATTATGCGTTATCTCCTTCTTTGATTTCTCCGGTTTCTGCATCGATTATTTGTGATAAGTCAATATCATTCTTAACTTCTTCCATGTGTTCAGAAATTGAGGATTTAACTGTTTCGTCTGTATTGATTTTTGAAACTAACTCTGTGGAAAGTGGTGCGTATTTTAATGCTTGTTTTAAAACTGTTTTCTTTGCCATGCTTTCAAAGTCTGATTGCCATGGTCCATTATTGAAAGTTTTTGAAAACTTCTTCGCATGCTTTAATACATCATCATGAGACATTACCTCAAAACCGTATCCACCATTTGTATATTCAATAACTGCATAGTATGCAGTAGGGTTTCCACGGTTGCTCATTGCTGGAACATGCACTAAGTCGGAATGCAATCCTAACTCATACTTGAATTCATCATTTTCATATACTGTTTCTGTGCGGATAGTTTTAATTTGTCCTGAATTATATGCCAACTGTAACAATCCTTTATACCCAAGCTGGAATTGGCAACTATTTCCATAAGGAATTAGGTACGCTTGACCTAAAGGTGTGTTAGGCTCTAGTCCTAATTGTGCACTCTGCATCATTGCAGATAAGAATGTCGATGGTGAACATGCCTGCAGCTTTGGATTGTTAGAAACTGCTGATAATGTAATACGTGTAAAACGCTCTGGAGTAATCGTTGAAGGGAGAGCCTTCTCAATCTCCGGTTTCATGATTGTAATGTAGTCTTTAATTGTTTTATTTTGTGTTGATACTCCAGCTTTTGCTACTGTTGCTGGTGCCTTAGCTGCTTTAATTTCTGTCATAATGTTTTCTCCTTAATTTTTGTGATTTTGAATACTCTTGATTGAGTTGTTTTTAGATATTTTTGGTAAATCTCCGGATGGTCACTCTCTAGACTCTTGGCATCGATTGATGATCTGTTTTGCGTTTTCCATGAAACTTTGTACGCGGATGTGAATCCGCCTTCATGGTCACCAATTTCTGCTTTGATTTTGTTCTGATACTCTGCTTTAATTTTGTTTAAAGCATCTATCTGTACGTCCACTTCTTGAATTGACTGTAAGCATTGTGTAACCGTGCTTGAGTAGCTTAAATCAATTACATCTTGTGTATCATTTGAATATCGTTTCTGGAGAGCTTTAGACGTGCTTTCTGAGCCGTCTATATCTGGGGCAGTATTATTTACCACCAAATCCCAAAACGCTCTCTCTGCGCTTAATAATGCGTCTATATGATCGTCGTTTCGTTCAATCTGTAAGATATGGAATTGTGTATTGTCTTTTTTTACTGCGATGTACCATTTCTCACATCCTGTTAGCATCATGTAATGCATGCACTGCCAGTAGTATTGTGGAGGTATCTCTCCGTCCTGATACGCCGTCTTATTCCATGCCGACGTTGTTTTACATTCCAATCCAGCATTTTCACCAACGACCATACGATCAACATGTCCGGCTAGGAATGGATATTCTTTACATAGGTATGTCATATTGGAACGTCGCACTGATTTACCCGTTTCTAGGCAGAAGCGCTTAGCTACGATTTCCTCTTCTTCTGTGCCAAACCAAACCTGCAGCTTATCGCTAATATCATCCGGTTCAAGCTGACCGGTTTTCTCTAGCCATAATTCATATTGAGATTTCCACGGATTGACATTCATGATCGTTCCGGCATCACTGCCACCGATAAACTTATGTCTATCCTTTGCTGGATCTCCGCTAAATGGCTTTTTATAAAGTGTTAATTTCTCCATTTGATTTCCTCGTATTTCTTATTCCAATTGAGTTGTGCATTCTCCATTGCTTCATCAAACATTTCTTCGTATTTATCTTCTTCAGGAGTGATAAATGATGGGAAATCTTCTTCTATAATCACTAGATCACTCTTCATTTTCTGTATCATCTTCTTTTTCCTCTATATCATCCGATGAGCAATATGGGCATACTGGATAAGTTCGATATGAATAATCGTGATATCCCTTTTTCCATTTCATATCGTCATCTGCAAATATTCTGTGACAGTGTTCGCAATACATTTTCATTAGTCGATACCTAGAACGAACGTGATGACCTTTACAAGCAATGCTGCGTAGAAAATACAAATGCCTAGTTTGAAAGCTTTGTCGCTAACTTTATTTGTTTTCATTGTTCTACCCTTTCTGTGTTAAAATGGTAGTGATGATTTAGGTTCATCACTTAAGCGCTCTTGTCTTGCTGGACGGCGCTTTTTTTGTTTGCTTCTCGTAGTTCTAAATCTCTCAGTAGTGCTTCGCGAGAGATGTGCAGGGCTTTCAGTAAGTTATCCTTTTGAATCATGTTTGGCCAAACATCAAACTTTCCAAGCTTCTCGGTTTCGATGTTCTTAACTTGCTTGAATAAGGCTCTTGCTGGTTCTCGCGTCATACCAAGTAGAATCTGCACGTCTGTGATGTTCAGATATGTCTTAGCAATAACCTCTTGCGGTGTAGCTGTTGTTTTCATTGCAACTCCTTTCTAACTTCCAAGAAATTTGTTGATAAAGTACTGCTGACCTTTGCCAGTAACTTTGACTGTCTTGGTCGTTACATTTACACCGTTGCCATCAATGTGGGTGCTTTCTTTTATTTCAAATAACCCTTGTTCAACAAATCTCTGCTGTGGCATATTCCAGTCAGCTCCTTTTCTGCTGCTTAGAAAGCCTTCATTTCTCAACTTTTCAAACAATCTATTCTGTCCGATTTGATAACCGTTCTGTGTAAGTATCTTGGCTAACTGACCGATTAAGATTGATGTTTTAGAACTTGCTACAGCATCAGCAAACAAGGCTTTAGGCTTCATTTCAGAATTTTCAATCTTTAGGGTTTCAATTGTTTTATTAGCAATCGTCAACGCTCTAGCCATGACTTTTTCAGGGCTATTCCATTCTTTTTCAACTTGGATGAAGTGCTTTCTAGCCTGAGTGCCTTTTTCGTTACGTTGTAACATTGCGATTTGTTTCGCTGTGTCAATCGTTAACTGGTAGTCGTCAACTTCACGCTGGACTTCTCTATTGCCCTCTGTTTGAACCCGTAAACTTTTTAACGGGTTGAAGTCTTCGCCCTCTGTAAGTCCATACTGTTTCATTCGGTCGAACCAACTGTTAAATCTTTCTGTTGCTTCTAAAAATTCATATAAATCTCTTGCTGATGCTGTGATACATTCTGAATTTGTAGTATCAATTTTT